AGGAAGGCAATCGCAGCCGGTGCTGCGGCCGGGCTTCAAATCCTGTTTTTGTTTAATCTGTTAAAGGGCTATGTTGGCATAAACGAGTCATCCGCCCGCGCTTCGCGTCATAAATCGGCCTTTTTTGGCGTATGCCTACAAGTGTTTTCGACACTTTTTCGACACTTCACTGTTCCTTGTGGGATTATCGATGGTGTTATACTTTTCGTATCCCCATGTTCTCCAGCGGCTGCAGCATACGAAAGGAATTCTAATGTCCGCCTACTATCCGCCTCGGTTCAAAGAATCCAAATTCCATTGCATCTATTGCGGTGTATTTGCTAATCAAGGCTGGGGGCAGTTAACGTTAACTAACGGAAATATGACCGATTTTCGTTACTCAAGATGCGCGCACTGCGAAAAATCTTCATATTGGTATAAAGAGTTAATGATTGTACCGTCTGAGGCCCCTGTCCCTCCGCATCATCCCGACTTCCCTCCCGCATGCATAAATGAATACAACGAAGCAAGAGATATTGTCGCTCGCTCGCCACGCGCTGCAGCTGCACTACTGCGTCTTTGTGTGCAGAAGCTTATGATTGAGCTAGGGGAAAAAGGAAAGAGTATAAATGATGATATCGGATCATTGGTTGCTAAAGGCTTGCCTCCAGAGGTGCAGCAAGCTCTAGATTACTGCCGGGTGATTGGAAATAACGCAGTTCATCCTGGCGAAATTGAGCTGTCGGATAAACCAGAGATAACTTTCAGCCTTTTTGAAATGCTCAACTTTATAGTTGAAGATAGAATTTCGCGCCCTAAGCGGATCGCAACGCTTTATAAAATTCTTCCAGAAGGAGCCTTGCAAGCAGTAACCAATAGAGACAATAAGTAGCAGGCTGATGAATATTGATATATATACGCTCTAATAGTAATTCCTTCCATCCCACAAGTTTCGGTCGGTCAGATACGAATAAGCATCTACCTCTTCGTAACTTAGAAAAGAAAACTTAGGCATAACTGGTAGCTGCCTATCATACATATGAAAAAATTCTCTCTGCTCTTCACCATCCAGAAGGGTGCTTTCTTCAATTACACCCTTAGGCGCGTCATCTAAGTATTTCTTAACCGCACTCCATAACTTGAGCACATAATCTGCGAAGGCGTAATCATTAAAATACACAGAAACTGCGGAACTTTGCATTTGGAGTTTATTTAACTCATCAACGTCCGCAAGAGCCCGCAAGTTCAATACTCCTTTCGTTTCGCCTTTGACTTTATAGCTATTGCCATCATAAAACATTATCGCAAGCCGCGGCCCAAGCGGCAGCAACGCAATAATGCCGGGGGTCAACATGCCAAGCACGCCGCGACTACGAACTTTTTGCTGCATTGGGTTAATCAATACGGCTGGTGCATCACTAAATATGAATGGGTATCTAGTTCGATTCTTTATGACTAATCTTTTAAGATCCATTAGATACTCTGCCTGTATTATAGCCAGAGCCATGCCTAAACCTTGAAAAGGAATTGGATCGGCCTCAACATAATCCAGCATCGACAATAGATCGACACGATCACTTGAACTTAACTGGGGGTTATTATTAATGGCAACTTCAGCCATCAGCCTAGCCAGATAATCCTGCTGCCGCTTTCCGTCTATCCGTTGTGCCAGTGTTCTGCTCCGCTGAAACAGCACGGCACGGATAACGCTTAACACTTCCTCTTCGGATAGGCACTCGAAGCTTTTCTCACGCTTAGTTTTTCTAAGATCTGCTATAAAGCTAGACTCAATCTCAGTTACTTTATTCTCTACATCCGCATCCCCGTAAAAAAAACTTTTTGAGGCTTGCCCCTTTATTGATGCAGTTTTGACAATTTTCCCAGTGCGCTTATTTAAAAGGGATATGCTTTTCTGATCGTTCGAAAAAAACCTAAAATAGTATTGCGGCACAAAATGTTGATTTTCTTTATCGGCCATTTAAATTTACGCTCATCCTGCAGTTTCGCCGCTCGATGCTCCCTTCACGGAAGGGGCAAAAATCTCGAAGCCGCGTTTCTTTCCCAACTACAATGATTTCTTGCTTATTACGAGGGGTTTGGGTCTCTTGGGATTGATAAGTAGAAACGGCAGGCATGACGTTGTGCGCGCCTTGCGGGGCATAGTTGCTGTCGTTGAATACGGTTTGTTTGGTAGGCCGTGTCTCGATGGGATCGGCTAGTGGTTGTGCTGGCTTCGGCTGAGGCGTTGCACCTCTCGCTGCCACCTCGTTGACCACTCTGTCCCAATCCTTGGCAGAGGCAGGTTGCGCTCTGCTGATCTCGGCGACAGGGGCTGGCTTGGGTTGGATGCGTTTATCGACGATGCCCTGGGCGGTGCCTTTGAGGAATGCAGAGCTCACCATCTGTAGCGCGGCTAGCATGATTGCGGTGCCGATCAGCCCTGGTATCAGCCATGCTACGGCTCCCTTGCGCGGGCGCCTTCTGACGTAGTCCGGGGCGTCGTTCCATTCAGCCTTCATATCTCCCTCTCCCTGTCCTTCGGGCGTACCAGCGCCTAGTCACTTCCTTGGTAATCGCTATCCCGCGCTTTGACTGGTCAAGTTTCTGTTGGCCTCGTCGTATTCCGGGCTTCGGTGGCCATGCTCTGGCTCAATCCGGCCGCTAACGAGCCAAAGGGCGTATTCGGGAAACGAGTCAGCCAGGATGCCGATTTCCTCCGTCCCGATGCGGATCTTCTCGCTGCTGATGTTGCGCCAGCGGTCGTAGTTCTTCCCGCCCTTCTCGCTCAGACGCTTCGGACCGACAACACGTATCAATCGAAGCGCTCTATCTCGGACCGAATCCATATAGGCAAATTTCATGTTGCGTAACATTTACGCATGCTGAAAGAAGGTGTAACTTTTACGCAAGAGTAAATGTTACGCAGATAACAGCATTGCTGATAAAGACCAACATAGTGCAACAAAGGCCAAGGACATGGAAGGAAACCTACCGCCAATAGACCTACGCAACGCGCCCCCGGTCATGCCGTGGCGCCAGTTCGCGGACTGGATTCGCATGGGCGATGAACACGACGTGGTGTGGGGCTGGATTCGCAACGGCTACATCCCGTCGCACAAGGTCGGCAAGTACGTGATGGTCAACGTGGCGCTGCTGGTTAAGCAGCTCATGGAAAAGGAGTGGGACGAATGATCCGCGCCGCCTACGGAAAGCCAGGGGATGGGATGACCTATGTCGAAGCCGACCAGCTATCTACGCCTTCCGCACGCCCAGGACTGCGACTGCTCTGTCTGCTGGTCCAGACGCGAAATGGCGAAACATGCTCCCTCCCCGTCCACACGCTGCGCCCAATGCCGCCCCGCCTCTGCGCGGCCGATTCGCACGCTGCAAATGGGTCGCGTCGGTGGTGCCTGGAAGCCTCTGGTCTCGGATTGGACAGTGGAACCGGCCTTTATCTGCGAGAAGCACACGCTACCCGACCGTCCCGCGAAGTGGTGGAGCGTTGCTTACCAAGATTCAACCTCGGCGCCGAGCGAGCAATTCCCGTTCTAGCCGAAACCCCGACCGAAGCCGAACAGGTCCAGGGCCGCGCTCCCGGCTCGTCGGATCACGCTTCACCGATCCGGCGAACGGAAGCACGGGCGCAGCGCACCCTTGACCCTGCACGAACAGAAACAGCCTCCGCTCGTGAGTGTGGGGCAGCTTCACCGCCCCGCGCTCCCGAGCCCTCGGCGGCAAGAGTGGGATGACAAGGGCAAAGCCCTTGGTGTTAACCAACTAGAGAACACGCACAACGCGACGTTTTAACCGGTAGGCCAAGTAACAGATCACCTCGGCGAACTTGCGAGTTCACCGGTTCGGGATCGCTCGGCCTGCGAAAAGCAAAGCAGCGCAATAAAGCGCAACTAGAGAGAGGAAACACAAATGGCACGTTCGATCATGGAAGTTGCATTTCTCAGTGCTGAGAAAGTTGAGTTCGACAACGTAAAGCTGGTGAAGCTGTTTGTCGGTGACGAGCCGGACGGCAAGCGTGACCTGGGCATTTCCATCCTGTCGATGAATGTCTCCGAAGAGGCCCTGGACGAAGTGTGGGCCGCCTGCGAAGGCCTCGATGTGCTGGAGCCGATCCGCGTCACCACTGAGATCGAGCGCGGTTCCAAGAACACCGGCAAGTTCATCGTCCTGCACGTCGAGCCGGTGAAAGCTGCTACCGCTCAAGCCCCCAAGCCGAACCCTGCCCAACAACCCGCTAAGCCTGCCGGCACTCAGCCGGAGCCGGCCAAAGCCAACTAAGGGGAGGGGCGGCCATGTTGATTGAAGACCGAGTGATCTGCGACTGCTGCGGCAACGACATGGGCAAGCTCATGGCGCTGCCCGCGCCGCAAAGCGATCTGCTGCCGGACCTCAACCTGCCGCCCCATTTCGCCGTCTGCCCTGACTGCGAACCGCTCGAACAAGCCGCCGACCTCCTCGAGGCCGGTGCATGAATTTCCTCGCCTGTGACGGTGACTGGCTGCAAGGCGCTGATGGCTCGCCCATCTGCTCCGGCTCGCTGGTGGCCCTCACGGTCGAGGAAATGCAGAGCCTCTACGGCGCTGCACTGTCCTGGGAACAGGTCACCGAGCTACAGGGCGAAGCCATCGTGTTGTTCGCCACCGTGTTCGGTTTTCTGGTCCTGAAAAAAGTCCTGAAACAGTGAGGTATCAAACCATGCAACACATCAAAACCCTGCGTCGCTCGCTCGGCGCCGCTGCTGCAACCGGCCTGCTGGCCGTTCAACAGGCCTACGCCGCTGTTCCGCCCGAAGCCACCGGCGCACTCGATGAGGCCGGCACCGACGTCGGCACCATCGGCTGGGCGGTGTTCGCCGTCATCATCGCCGCCATGGCGTTCAAGTACATGCGCCGCGCCCTGTAACCGGAAACCGCGCACTGCATGTGCCGAAGCAAACAAACCCCGCTCCGGCGGGGTTTTCTCTTCAAGGGAAACGCCAATGAGCTACGAACTGTACGTCCTGATCCTTTCCACCCTGGCGTTTTACCTCGTGTTTTTTGGGCGGGTGTAGGGATGAAAGGGGTTCTTCGAATTGCCTTGTTGATTGCTTGTGCTTGGGGACATGCGGCCTGGGCTGAGGATTATTATTGGAGTCCCTCCGGTGGTTCTGAAGCCAACAAACGCTTTTCTTCTCCGGCTTCTGCTTGTGATGCATTTGCGTTAGCTATCAAGAATCACAATGGTTCTAGTGTTTATGTAAAGGGTCAGGTGGTTGGTACTGGTGAGACAAGTCGGACTTGTCGCGGTGTTGAATCTACTGGTACATGGCTTCAAATTGGTTATGTTTATCGTCGGGGGGACGGTTGTACGGCGCCTGCCGAATACAACTCCATAACTGGCGAATGCGTAGCGCCCGAAGAAGACAAATGCGCGTCAACTGAAGGTCAAATAATTAGTCATGAATACAATGGCGGTCCGGTTGACCGGCCGGGGCCGCCTGATGCGCCGCCATCTGCTATTTGTGAGGGTCAATGCCAATACACACGCACTAATGTTGTTAAGGGTTGTTCTCGTTTTCTTGATGGCGACAATCTCACTGACGTGTTTTGTACTGTTGAATATAAAGGCAATGGTAGTTCTTGCACTTCTGGCAATCCGTCTCCGGGCAATCCATTCGATCAGCCGCCAAGCAAACCGCCAACCAAAGCTGACCCGACATTTGCTAAAGACAGCAAGTGCGGTGATTGGGAAACGCAGGCTGACGGCACTCAAACGCGTTCATGTAATTCAACTGAGGAAAGCAAGCAGCCTGGAAAGGTTGATTGCAGCGGTGATAGTTGCAAAGCCGGCGTCCCGCCACCGGATTACAGCAAAACCGATGTAAAGCAGGACATTGAAAAGAAACCCAATCCTGACGGCTCGACTACCACTAAAACCGATACCACAACTGACAAGACCAGTTGCAAGGGCGTGAAGCCCTGCACCTCTACCAGCAAAACCGAAACCACTACCAGCGAGGAGGATGCTGAAGGTAAGCCGGGCGACTCAAGCTACGAATGCACGGGGACTGGTTGCGATAAAGAAGGTGGATCGGAAGAAGAAGGCGAAGAACGGCCGGAGCGTGAAGCCTCGGTCGGCACTTGCGATGCTGGCTTTTCATGCAGTGGCGACGCCATCGACTGCGAAATCCTGCGTCAGCAAAAGGAACAGCTCTGCCTTGCGCAAGAGATGACCGATTTCGAAAAGCACAAGCCTGGAATCGAGGCAGCAGTCACCGGTGACAAGTTTGAACTGAATGAAGGTAACGGCGTTATCGACGTTCCATCGTTCGTTAATCAGGGCACGCGCTTTCTACCCTCCACTTGCCCCGCCGCCGAGAAGTTCAGCTTGACCATGGCGGGCGGGCGTTCCTTTGAAATCAGCTATGAGCCGCTATGCCGCGCCGCCAGTGATCTGAGCGGTTTATTCGTGGCGGTGGCCACCGTTCTCGCCGCGCTCTATGTCGGTCGCTCCGTAGGAGGCCAGTAAATGCAGTTCCTGTTCATTGTTCAGATGCTCGTCATCGTCCTTGGTCCGCTGGTGAAAATGGTGCTGAAAATGATCGGCTTCGGCTTTGTCACCTATATGGGCTTCAACTTGATCATTGGCCAAGCCCAGGACTACCTGTTCGGCCTGATGGGCGAAGTGGGGCCGGTGATCCAAGGCATTCTCGGACTCGCCAAGTTCGATGTGGTGGTGAACCTGTATTTCGCGGCGATCTCCACGCGCTTCATCCTGGCCGGGATCGACAAGGCCACCGACCGCAAACGTAATCAGGTCTGGCACAAGCCGGGCGGCACCTCCATCGAAGCCTAAGGAGGCGCCATGCTCGTTATCCGCACCGGCAAACCCGGCCACGGCAAGACCCTGAACACCATCCGCGAAGTGGACCAGAAGGCCCACGGCGAAGGCCGGGTGGTCTACTACCACAACATCAACGGCCTAAAGCCGGATCAGCTACAAGCGCAGTGGTTCGAATTCGAAGACCCGGAAAAGTGGTTCGAGCTTCCCAGCGATGCGGTCATCGTCGTGGACGAGGCACAAGGCTGGTTTGGCGCAAGAGATCCGCGCGCCCGTCCGCCTGAGCACATCACCCGCTTCGAGACCATGCGTCACCAGGGCCATGAAGTGCATCTGGTCACGCAAGATCCGCGCTATCTGGATGTGCACCTGCGCCGCCTGTGCAACAGCCACATTCACTACTGGCGGGTTTTCAAATCCGCTCAACTGCTGCGGTTCGAATCCGAAGTGGTGGTGGAAAAGGTCGAGGTCAAAACCAGCTTCAAGGACGCCGATAAGAAATCGCTGCGTCTGGATAAGCGCTACTTCGGCGCCTATACCAGCACCAACGCCAAGCACCACTTCCAGACCAAAGTGCCAACCAAGTTCATCCTGGCGCTGTGCGTCATCCTCGG